TACTATTAAATCCCATTTAGCTGAATCAGTATTAGTTGTAATTGGTTGCGATCCACTTGAGGTATGACTGCTATTACAAATGAATATATTATTTGTTGACGTATCTTTGATAATATCTCTTTGAACATATGCAGTACTTGCTGACCAATTACCTTTAAATGTACCTATCTCTTGCGAAAATTCTAATGCATTACCAGCACTGTTTACAGTTAACAGCTTATTTGCGACCAACTCTGGAAATGTTAAACCATAAGCTGTACTTGTTGATGATTTAGATTTTACAGTAAAATTAAAATCTCTTTCATTTTGTTGCATCATTGCAACAATTTTATCTAATTCTGTATTAAGTGTTTCTATTGGAAATGTACCAGAAGTAGGAAAATCTGTAGTTCTTGCGATTGGTAAATTTCTAAATATTGTATATTTATCACCAGCAGTAGCACCAGATCCTAATGTAATATTACCACCACCAGACTCACCAGCACCACTTACTGAATATTGCGATACTGAAGATGGGTTAGCAGCTTTAGTTAAAGTTGTATCTACACCACCTGAACTTGTATGAATAACTACTAAATCATCATCATTAAAAAACTCAAAAGGTACAGTAAAAGCTGTTTGGCTGCTAGTAGCAGTATACTGTACTCTAGGTGAAGTATCTGATATTGTTATGCTCATCTAAGTCCTTTTTTTTCTACCTCATCAAATAATGAATCAAGAAACCATACATTTTGAAATGGTAAAAGTCTACGCACATTCCTAGCTGTATGATGATTATATTTACCTGTACCCCAAGTCCAGGCAATATCTCCTATGTTTGCTAATTGACTAGCACTTGGCCCAAGAACATCAGGTATAGGATTATTAAATAAATCTCTATATGTACCATATGGTTTTTTAGCTCCTAATAATGGTCTTAGACCTATTTCATTATTACCAATTCTTTCAATAGCATTGTTAATATCACTAAATACACCACCTAATCCTGATCTATCAAATGCGTCTACTACTTTTTGACCAAAAGGTTTTTTACTATAATCTCTATTAAATGCTTTTTGTCTAAATGAATCTACCATAGCACCAGCTGCCATTAATAGTAATACACCATTAAAGAAGTTAATATCTTTTTCTTGTAATCCTCTCATTAACATTCTTTGTGTACTTGCTATACCAAACTTTTTAAATTGTAGTAATACACCACCAAGTTCTGTATTTGCCCATAAAGGTACATCACCTTTACTTGGAGTTACAATATCTATTCTTGCTTGTTTACCAATAGCACTATGAAATGCTTCTGCTGCTTTTATAGCTTCAGGTGTTTGATCCCATGCTTCTGTATTTGCAACACGCATAACTTTATATGAATCACCTACACTACTCCATGAGTTAGCATTTTTGCCATATCCATGTTTTTTATATTGTTTATATATTTCTTTAGCTGTTGCGTCATCAATACCTAAGTTTCTAAGTCTAGCTAAATTTACTTTAGTAATTTTACCACCAGTAACTAATGCTTCTATTGATTCTAATGTTCTTGCTCCATTAAACATACCAGCAATAGTTTTTACACCAGTGTTCCACGGATTACTTAAATTTAAAAAAGTAAAATATAAATTACCTACTGAACTAACACCTCGTTCAAATTGATTAAATACACCAAAAGCATCATCCATTCCATACATAGACATAGCTCTTTGACTTGTTGCCATATCTAATGCTTCCCCACCTAGCTGTGTAGTATTTTTGCTCATTTTTAATGTTTCTTTAGCAAAACCTCCTGTCATAACTTCCCATGACATTTTAAATGTTTTACCCATACCATTCATCATAACCAATCTAGCAACATCTACTGTTTGTGCTATACCAGTAAGCATAGTCATAGCATTATATAATTTACCAATACGAATACCTCTACTTAATGTTCTATTTGGATCACTAGGTAATCCATATGTTCCTCTTACTAAAGAAATAGAAGCGTCAAGATCATCTAATATTTCATCACGTTGTTTAATTAATTTATCTTTTTCTGCTTTAGTAGCTGCTTGTTCTACAAGTTCATCATACTCATCAGCTATTTGTTTCATACCTACTCTATTACCTTTTTGATAATTAGCACCATATCCCATAGGATCTCCAAATACTTTTGTAATTTCAATATCAGGTATTGTTTGGTTGTAATAAATTCTTTTTAAAATGTTTATATCTTTTTCTATAAAACCAGCGTCAGCTAATATTCTGTAATCTATATTTAATTTTCTACTCATAAATCTAGCAGATATTCTATCTACTTTATTCATTAGTTGTGTTTCAATTAATTCTCTATCAAACTTAGCACTATTATGTTTTGATAATAATTTTATTTTTTGTGCTATATTTTCAAACTCTATGTATGGTTGATATTGTTTAAAACTTTCAACAATATCGTCTATTTCATCTTGTCTAATATTTGGATTTTTATCTCTTAATGCTTTTGTTAATACAACTTTAAAATCATCAAATCGTCTAGTTATTTCATCTTTCTTAAACATTATATTTGTATATTTATCTTGTTTAAGAGAACCGTATTTATTTACATATTCTAATCTAGCTTCTAATTTTCCTAATTTAATAGTTAAATCTTGTTTTTTTGTTTTGTTTTTAGTTCTTCCTATAAAAAACTTAACAGCGTCTATTTGACTATTTAAATAACTTTGTACTATTTTAAGTTCATCATACTCTCCACCAATAGCTTTATAAAAATCATCTAAACCTTTTGACGCTTCAATAACTTCATCTTCTACATCAGTTTTTCCAAATCTATAATCCCATATAGATTCTCTAAACTCTTTAGGATTCATAACTTTTTTATTATTAGTAAATTTTTTATCTAAATTTTTTTCTATAAATCCTTGTTGATTTACACCATTACGTTGTAAATATTTATTATATGCAGACTCTATTTTTTTAGTTGCTGTAAGAACAGTTGGTACATATCTTTTATAAATATTTCTTTCTATACTTTGACTTGTAATACCACCTGCAAAATTTTTAACTTGATACAATGGGCCTTCTAATACACTTTCAATAAATTCTTGTGCATTACTAGATCCATTTTTTAATACTCTAAATAAAGGATTAAATGGCCCTTGTTCTCCAAAAATACCCATACCAGTTGGTTGTATTTTATTTCCTTCTTGTAGTTCTGTTTCAGTTTTTATTTTTGTACCTTTTGGCACATCAGCTCCAACAGCATATTTATTATTAAATATTATATCATCTGATTCATCTAATGCGTCTGCTAAATCATCAAACTTTTTACCAGCTCCAACAGGTAAACTAGGAAACATAGCTGGTATAATAAAACCACCAGCACTAATTAATATTGTATCTGCTAATGGTCTTTCATCTGTAAGTAATCTTTTAGACGCTTCTTCAGCAGCTACTATACCACCAAACCCAGCACTTCTTTTTAGTCTACTACCTGTTAATAAAAATTTACCACCTTTAGTAAAAGCAAATAAACTAGAAGGATCTGTTAATCCTCCTAATATTCTACCTATCATATAAGAAGGTGATCCTGATATTTGTTTTTGTTTTTCGTAAAATCTTTCTATTAAATGTTTAGTATGTTCTGCACTATTACTATGCATAAAATTACCTAGATAATCTGTAAGTCCTTCTAATTGTGGATCTGCAAAAACATTATATGATGAATCATACTCATAATCTTTATTTTCATTCATTACATTTTTTGCAACAAATAAAGTTGTAAGACCTAAAGTATTTTCATCTGCCCAACCTCTACCTACATTTATAGCAGCATTTTTAAAACCTTCTAAAAATGTAGTTTCATCTACTGGTCTAATTTCTCTATGTGTTAAAAAATTTCTACCAGTACCAATATTAATTTCAGGCATTATCTATCTTTAACTAAATTAGTATATTGTCCTTTTGACCAAGCTAAAATAAAATTAGCTCTTTTTTCATTTCTAATTAAAATACCACTTTTATCATCTTCTTGTGCTGCTAAACCATCATTATACAATTCACCTAATATAGTAACTTCTCTAGTTGCATATCCTTTATCTTCTTTTCTTAATACTGTTCCATCTTTGTTATAAGCACTAAATGTTCCTAAATATTTATCATCACCAGTTTTTATGTAATTAGATAATGCTTGTGTAAATG